TATTATTACTCGTGTCGGTCAAGACTCTAAGATTATATTTTGTGGTGACTTCAATCAAACAGATTTGATTAAGACAAATGATAGAAATGGTATTCAAGACTTCTTTAGAATTATTCAGAACATGGAAGAATTCAATGATGTAGAGTTTGGTATACCAGATATCGTAAGATCTGGGTTTGTCAGAAGTTACTTAATAGAAAAAACTAGATTAGGAATGGGAATAGAATAATGAAATTATCTAAAAACTTTACATTAAAAGAATTTACAAAGAGTCAAACTGCTGAAAGACGAGGCATTGACAACACACCAAATGATGAACACTTAGAAAATGCTGAGTTTTTATTTGGTAATGTGGTACAAAAAGTAAGAGATCATTTTGGACCAACAACAATCAACAGTGGTTATCGTGGACCAGAATTAAATGAAGCAGTGGGTGGTTCTTCTAAGAGTCAACACTGTCATGGTCAAGCAGCAGATATAGAAGTTCCTGGTGTTTCTAACTATGAAGTCGCAAAGTGGATTACTGAGAACTGTGATTTTGACCAAGTCATCCTTGAGTTCTACACTCCTGGCATACCAGACTCTGGTTGGGTTCATGTATCATACAAGAAAGAAGGAAATAGGAAGTCTATCTTAACAGCAATGAAAGAAGATGGTAAGACTGTATACAAGGTGGGACTAATAGAATAAACAAACTGGATTATATAATGAATAAAATTGATCTACCAGATTTAAAAACTAAATCAATCAATCGCAAAAGATACTATGTCACACCTGATGGTAATGAGTATCCTTCTGTAACCACAGTTCTTTCTATTCGTGGCAAAGAAGGACTTATGGCATGGAGAAAAAGAGTCGGTGAAGATGTTGCTAATTACATAAGTCGTAAGGCAGCAAATCGTGGTACTAAAGTACATCAAATGTGTGAGGATTGGTTCAATAAGATGCCTGAGACCTCTCCAGAGGACTGGAAGAAGCATGAAAAGGACTTCCTACCCTTTTGTTTATTCAATAGATTAAAGGATGACACATTCGATAACTTCGGTGAAGTTATTGCTCAGGAAACAGCATTATGGTCAGACAAGTATCGTCTAGCAGGTCGTGTAGATTGTATCGCAGAATATAATGGTAAACTATCTATCATTGATTTTAAAACATCAACATCTGAAAGGAATGATAGTTATAATGAGAATTACTATATTCAAACAACTGCGTATGCAGAAATGTTTGAGGAACTAACTGGAAGTCCAATCAACCAGATAGTTATATTAGTTGTAACTGAAGATGGAACTGTTCAAGAATTTATCAAAGATAAGAATGAATATGTGCCATTATTAATTGAAACTTTAAATGATTGGTATGGAGAAAATGATGTCAGAGCAAGTAACACTAACTCCTAAAAAGTTTTCTTTAGAAGTAGAAAAGGTTGCATTTGAAAAGAACATCACGCACATGGATGCGGTCATAGTGTGCTGTGAGCAGTTTGGTATAGATCCCGAATATGCAGCAAAACTTTTAACTAAATCAGTAAAGGAAAAAATAGAACTAAACGCAATGGATTTGAACTACTTGCCAAAGAGTGCTAAATTGCCTGTATAATGGATCCAATTGATATTTACTTAATGTATTGTGCGATGAAGGCACATTTTGAGAACAAGGGTTATGACTTCGTAAAGTTTAATGGTAAAACTAAAGTCTCAAGAAACTCTTTCTATAAAAGAAACGACAGAATATTCTTTGTCAAACTTTCTCGCAAATACAGAAGTGAACAACAAATAAGAGATTACTTGTTGGCAAACTTCATAGTAGAACAAAAAGGTTGGGTTGGTTCATTTACTGAAGAAAACTACAATGAGTGGTTAAAAAGGCAACAGAGTTTAATGTATAACTTTGAACAAGAGTTATCGTCTGTGGAGTCAATAGGATCTTTGTTGAGTACAAATGGTAGTAATCATCCAGTCTTATTAAAGAAATATATTGGTAAGAAAATATCATTAGAAACAATGATAATGTTAGATGAGATTACAAGGTTTAGCAAACACTGGGATAAAGAATTAGAATATGATTATGTTTGGGCAGATGTGAAAAAATTAATGAATAATTATAAAAAGTTCTTGACTTTTTCAGTTGAGAAGAGTAAAATGGTTCTTAATAAATTTTTATGAGTATATTATGAGCACACATATAGTTTATGGTAATGGTGAGTCTAGAGTTAAGTACAAAGAACAAATAGAAAAATTACCCAAAGGAATTACTTGGGGATGTAATGCCATATATAGAGATAAAGCAGTTGATAATCTCGTATCAGTGGATTATAACATGCAACAAGAGATTTACCAGTCAGGATATCCAATGTATTGGAGATGTTGGTTTGCTGATTGGTCAGTGTTACCTTCTGAATTTAATGTTGAATTTATGAAAGAAGGTTTTGAAGAAAGTCAGATATATGAAACACCATATACTGATGAGCAGTTCCTAGTTGTACAAGGGAAAAGGAAAGAAGATGTTCAAATTATGTTTGATCAATTTATGATGGAAAATCCAGATGCCGATAAATGCGATGTTTGGAGAAAAGTGAGTGGTGATATTGGTCTTTACATTACATGGGTAAAACCTAGTGAAGATAAAGTATCAAGCATCGACTTTCCTAGAGGATGGAGTGCTGGTAACACAGCAATACATCTTGCTTGTCAACAAGGAGCAAAAGAAGTGTACATGGTTGGTTTTGACTCAAGTAGTTATAATGAGAATATAAATAATGTGTACAAGGGAAGTAAAAATTACTTGCCTAAAGAAAGTAGAGGATTTAATCCAATCAACTGGAACAATCAACTAAAAACTATTTTTAATGAATATCGTGATGTTAGTTTTATTTGGTTGAGGAAGGAAGATTTACAACATGGTACAGATACCTTTGATGGTATCTTTGAGCACGATTCGTTCTCTAATTTAAAATATTTAACATACGAAAACATACGATAACATAAGGAGAAAAAAATATGTCTTTAGATGGACTAAAACGCAATAACTCGCTTGATAAATTGCTTAACGCAGCAAAAGGTGAGTCAACTAAGCAGGAAAAGAAATCATATGTTGATGAGAGACTTTGGAAACCTGAACTAGATGCATCTGGTAATGGTTATGCAGTCCTTCGTCTTTTACCTGCTCCTAAAGATGAAACACTTCCATGGGCAAAAATCTGGAACCATGCGTTCCAAGGTCCAACTGGTCAGTGGTACATCGAAAATTCTCTTACAACAATCAATCAAACAGATCCTGTTTCAGAGTATAATACACAATTGTGGAACTCTGGTCTTGAGTCTGATAAAGAGATTGCTCGTAAGCAGAAAAGGAAACTACAATATTATTCAAATGTTTATATTGTAAGTGATCCTAAACATCCTGAGAACGAAGGTAAAGTGATGCTATTTCGTTATGGTAAGAAAATCTTTGATAAGATTACTGCAGCAATGCAACCTGAGTTTGAGGATGAAACTCCAATCAATCCATTTGACTTCTGGGAAGGAGCCAACTTTAAGTTAAAGATTCGTAAAGTTGATGGATATTGGAACTACGATAAGTCTGAGTTTGAAGGTAAGTCTGCTCTATTTGATAATGATGAAGAAATCAATAAAGTGTGGGAATCTCAGTATTCTCTTGAAGAGTTTACAGCACCAACAAACTTTAAGTCTTATGATGAGTTGAAGACTCGTTTAGACGCAGTGCTTTCAGGTACAACCAAAGTGGGTAAAGTAACTGATGATCTTGATGATCGTCCAGTTGCACCACCAAAAGTTGACACTACACCTTCACCTGCTCCAGCAATGGAAACTAAGTCAGTTGAAGCACCTGTAGTTGAGGAAGATGACGATACTATGGCATACTTTGAAAAACTAGCAAACTAAGACTAGTCTAAAACTTGTAGTAAGGAATGCCCACTTCGGTGGGCATTTTTTATATTGGCAGGGATGCTAATTGGTCTAAGTATTGCCCAGATTTCAAATTCTTAGCATAATTTACTTGTGAATTACTATTATTTGTAGTCGAATTTTGCTTGACAATATTAATAGAGTTATTCCCACCTTTATTATCTGATGATGCTTGATTTAGATTACGATCCTTTTCTTTACCATACACTTGTTGAATTGCTAAATTTCTTTGCTCTTCAGTTGTAGAACCACCACCCTGACCATATATCTTAGAAATTGCAACATTTCTTTCATCTGCAGTTGTTGATCCACCACTCTTTTCTTTATCCGCAGGTGAAGTGCCACTAAGATTATCAGAATTATCAGAACTTTTACCCATTTCCTTTGCGAATCTTTCAGAAAATGCTTCCTCAGGAGATTTGCCTCCAGGAGCAAGTGCCAAAATTCCATCTTTAGCAGCAAGAACAAATGCTTTTATAGTTTTACCTAGTCTTTCATAAAAGTCAAACACTGCATGAATACCACCTTTAATAATATCAACAAAATCAAATTCAGCAAGTTTCTCTTTGACATTGTCAAATCCAAATAATCCTGCAACAAAACCAATTACACTTTTTATGAAGTTGAGTGGGAATCCAACAAAGTTGGCGATGGTAGAAGCAAGACCTTCCTTGATTGCCTCAAAATAACTACCAGTTTCTTCGAATACTTTAACAGCATCCCTAACACCATCAAATAATGATATAATTATACCAATGGGTAAAAACAGTTTTCCAAAAAACTTACCCATGTTCCCTAGAAACTTTCCTACTGCTTTAAATGATTGAGTTGTTTTTCCTAGTATTCCTTTATTGGATTTCATTACTGCTGC